GAGGCTTATGGTGATGCTTTAGGAAGTGGTAGTGTATTATATAATCCAATTGTACCTAGTAATTCATATACTAAAACAATTTACGGGCAATATCGTTCAATGATTTTAGAAGATGAAAATTCTAGTTTTACTTTTGGGATAGGTAATAATATATATACTACTAATAATTTTTGGATTTTATCTATTGAGCGTGCTAATTATAAACAATCATTATTTCCTGGCTCTTTAAATTTACAACTTTCAGGATCTGGTGGTATTATTAAGTTAACAGATAATTCTCAAGATGTTCTTGTAAATACATTTCTTGGATCTACTAGAGTATTTCAATTAATCTCAGGTTCAAATGGCACTGCAGGAACTTTAGCAAACAGTGGATACGTTGCTGGATCAGGTTCGTATGGTTTAGTATTTCCTGACTTAGGGACTATTATGTTAAACCCGTCTGCAATTTCCCAATCTATTCAAGTTAATGCTAGTAGATCAAATAATTCAGATGGATTAAATAATCAACGTTTATTTAATGCTATTTCATTAGGTGCTTCATTTGCTTTAAATTCTGAAGAAACAATTACTTCCGATTATGTATTTGTTAGAGCACGTAACAGCGAATTCAACTACTCAGAAAATCCTTCATTTATTTCAGGTTCAACAGGTGAAGTAATTTATAGCAATTTTATAAACCAACCCCAAGTTTATCTTACTACTGTTGGAATGTATAATGATAGTAATGATTTATTGGCTGTAGCCAAAATGTCAAGACCATTATTAAAAGACTTTACAAAAGAAGCTCTTATTAGAGTAAAACTAGATTTCTAAGAATGAATGAGTATATTCAAACCATTTATAACCTCGGACGTTATCGTTTCACCCTTTAAGGTAAATAAATCGTTTACTTTTAAAGGTAATGAACTTACTGGCTCAAATGTAGAAATTGATAGATATATTGGAACAAATATTACTTCATCTCTTTGGACTTCAGGTTCATATCCAACAGGATTTATTAATACACAAGATCAAATTTTAATATATCGTTCAATTAGAGAACTTTATTATTCAAATTATCTTTTTGGTTCTAATGGTTCCCCAGTAAATACAGCATCATTTAATATTGATGGTACTATAACAGGCCCGGCATATGAACCCAGCTATTATAATTATCTTTCTACAACTTTAAATCCTAATCGATATTTTCCTACTGGATCAGGAGAAAAAATTGGTGTAATTTCAATTCCTTCAAATTTATTTGGAGAATATTTAAAACCAGGTACTGTAAGAATTTCAAACGGAACTACTACTTTTACAGACGATGGAGAAGGAAATATGATTTCTGGTTCGTTAAAATATGGAGACGTAATTTACGAGCATGGAGTGATTATTTTAACCTCAAACGGTATTTCTGGATCTTTTGGATACGGAGCTGGAGTTTATGGTTCTACTATATATGGTTTATCTTTAATTGACTATATATCTAGTTTTACAACAGGTTCAAATATTACATGTTCATTTGAAAGTACAGTTACACTATATGAATCACAATATAAATGTACTATTAGAGAAAATGAATTTAATTTTACTCAAAATCCAACTGCTGTTTCTGGTAGTATGAATAGTGGAATAATATATGATTTTGCAACAGGTTCATATTTTTCACCTTATATAACAACAGTAGGACTTTATAACAATAATTACGAATTAATAGCAGTAGGAAAACTTGCACAACCCCTACCTACTTCAGCAGTTACTGACACAACTATACTAATTAATTTAGATTTATAATATATTTATAATCATGGCTAATACACTAAAAAAAATATTTGTTCCAGGTTTAGACCAAGTAGCTCAAACATATACTATTGAATCTTGGCATATCTCCCAATCAGTTGATGCTTTAACAGGAATTGAAGCATATAATATTACTATTTCTGGTTCATTAGTTTTAACAGGTTCTTTAGCTATTCAAGGATTAACAAATCCATCATTAGCAAATGTATTAACTATTGATACAACAACAGGACAAATATATTATACTTCTTCAACTGCTATAGCCCCTATAAATAATTATATTAGTAGTACTGTAACAAATTCATATACTTCAAGTACAGTAAACAATAATTATGGCACCAGCAGTATTATAAATAATTATACAGCTAGTACAGTAAATAACCCTGGAGGATCTGATACTCAGATACAATATAATAGTGGTAGTGCTTTTGGGGCATCATCTAAATTTGTATACAATTATACTGTTGAAAGTTTAGCTCAAGGAAATAATGTTTTAGCTAGTGGAAACTATTCTCATGCTCAAGGTAGTAGTACAACTGCTTCTGTTAATTCTTCTCATTCCGAAGGGATTCTTACAAAAGCCAACGGAATAGGATCTCATGCTGAAGGATCTTCATCAATTTCTACTGGGGACTTTTCACATGCTGAAGGTGAAGAAACAAAAGCTCAAGGTACAGCTGCTCATACTGAAGGGTTTAATACCTTAGCTTTTGGAGATTATTCACATGCTGAAGGTATTTCAACTTCAGCTTCTAATGATTATGCTCATTCTGAAGGAGATAATACTGTAGCATCTGGAATCGGTTCTCATGCTGAAGGTGTTCAAACAAGAGCTTTAGGCAATTGGTCACATGCTGAAGGATATCAAACAGTAGCTTCAGGACAAGCATCTCATGCTGAAGGTAGACAAAATTTAGCATCTGGTGATTACTCTCATGCCCAAGGATTCCAAAATACTTCTTCAGGAAATTATTCATTTACCGCAGGATTACAAAATAAAGCTACAAATACTTATACATTTGCTGCAGGATTACAAAACATAGTTAGTGGAAATGCATCTGCTGCTTTTGGATATTTAAATAATGTAAGTGGGCAAAGTGCTTTTTCTATAGGATCTAATAATTCAGCTTCAGGACAATATAGTTTTTCAAGTGGTCAACTTACAAAAGCTCAAGGAATAGGTTCTTTTACTACAGGGTTTCGTACATCAGCTAGCGGAGATTATCAAACTGTTGTTGGAACCTTTAATGAATTAAACACCTCTCCTAATGCATTTATTATAGGAGGAGGAACCTCATTAGGAGTAGGAGCTAAAACATTAGTATTTGCTTCAGGCTCACAATTTCAACTTTCAGGAAGTTTTGCTCCACAATACAGAAATTTAGGAAATATTCAGGTTGCTTCTGGGTCATCAGGAGTAGCTGTTACTAATAGAGATTATAATATTGGATTTAATGCTTCAAATGTTACTGTTGTTGGACAAGTTAACCGAATTCAACTTCCCTCAAATGTTCCTGAAGGAACAGTAATATATTTACAACGAGTAGGAGGCCAAACCTCTGCTTTTAATTCTGCTAGTATTATCCAAATCTCAGGATCTTCAGGACATTTAATTAATGGTAGTGCAGGATATGAGTTCCCAACAACTATTTATGTTAGAAGAATGTTTGTATTTTCTGGTGCTACTACTGGTTGGTATGCTGAAGGAACATCTTTTAACTAAAATTTATATCCAATAGTTTAATCTAAAAAATATGAATTGGTTATATAAAAAACAAGAAATTGAAGATCTCTCCCATTTCCCAAACAATACTTACGGATTTATTTACAAAATAACCCATATACCTTCAGGCAAATCTTATATTGGTAAAAAAGTACTTTACCACAATAAAAAAGCAAAATTAACTAAAAAAGATCTTGTTTTATATGAAGGTGTAGTTGGTAGAAGACCATCATACAAACTTGCAATAGCGGAATCTGATTGGAAAAAATATTGGGGATCAAATAAAACATTACTTGAACTGTTAAAAACAGAACCAAAAGAAAATTTCAAACGTGAGGTTTTAATTACATGTCCAAATAAAAAACTTTTAACATACTATGAAACACAAACTTTGTTTGTTTATAGAGTGTTAGAGGAACCTGATTTATATTTTAACGACAATATTTTAGGTAAATTTTTTAGGAAAGACTTTGATATCTAAAAGATAGGTCATATCTTCCATTTATGGTAAATGAGTTATTAGTTAACCTGGTAAATTCTGTTTTAGGAGCAGGAAAACGTACCGCTAGAGGAAATCAATCCTATACCTGTCCCTTTTGTCATCACCATAAACCAAAACTAGAAGTTAATTTTACCGAAAACAAAGAAGGAGTAAATCAATGGGCTTGTTGGGTATGTGGTAAAAAAGGTAAAACTATTAGAAGCTTATTTAAACAAATCCAAGTTGACGCCTCTTACTTTCAGGAATTAAGTAAACTTGTAAAAAATGTTTCTGTAGAAGATATAGGAGATGTAAAACAAACTTTACTTGAACTACCAAAGGAATTTAAAACCTTTATCAACAATAAAGATATTGTAGCAAAACATGCTCTAGCATATCTCAAAAAACGAAATGTATCTAAACACGATATTTTAAAATACAATATAGGATATTGTGATTCAGGTCAATATAATAATATGGTTGTTATTCCATCATATGATAACAACGGTAGATTAAATTATTTTACCGCGAGATCATTTGAGAAAAATCCTTACATCAAGTACCGCAATCCTGAAACGTCTCGCGATATTATACCGTTTGAATTGTTTATTAACTGGGACTTACCTATTATATTGTGTGAAGGTCCGTTTGATGCAATGGCTATAAAACGTAATGTTGTACCATTATTTGGTAAAAACATTCAATCAAATTTAATGAAAAAAATAGTTACTTCCAAAGTACAAAAAATATACATTGCATTAGACAACGATGCTATTTCAAAAGCCCTTGGATTCTGTGAACAGCTTTTAGACATTGGTAAGGAAGTTTATTTGGTAGAACTCCAAGGAAAAGATCCTAGTGATATGGGTTTTGAAAACTTCACTAAATTAGTACAAACAGTTTTTCCATTAACACAATATAAACTAATGGAGAAAAAATTATCTATAATATGAAAAAACGTAACATTAAACACGTTAACAATCGTATTCTTGAAATCTCAGAAGACCATAAACAAATTACTCTTCCAGACTCTAGATACTACAGACGAAATGGAGAGTATTATCCATCAATTACACATGTTTTAAGCTTTTACCCAAAAGGAAAACATTTTGAAGAATGGTTAAAAAACATGGGACGCTCAGCTGACTATATTGTTAGAAAAGCAGCTGAAGATGGAACCCAAGTTCATGAAATGATTGAAGAATATTTAGAAGGTAAAGAAATGAACTTTCTAAACGAATGGGGCAATCCACAATACAATCCTGATATTTGGCAAATGTTTTTACGTTTTGTTGATTTCTGGGAAACCCATAAACCTGAATTAATTGATCAAGAAATTCATCTCTATTCAGATAAACTTAAAGTAGCAGGTACTACAGATTTAGTTTGTAAAATTGATAATGATTTATGGATTATTGATCATAAAACATCAAACCATATTCAAACAACTTATGAATTACAAGCAGCAGTTTATGCTCATTGTTATGAAGAATGTTTTGGTGTTAAACCTGATAAAACTGGTATCTTATGGTTAAAATCTTCTAAACGTAAAGGTTCAAAAGATAATT